AGATATAGGTCAGGACAAAGACACACAGATTACAACTATAGTATCAGGCCAAAACATAAGTATGATCAGATCCGTAAGCCAAAGTGCAAGACTGTCATTAGACGGTTCTCAAAGCTATACTATTATCTTAGTACAAGACGGAGTATCAAATACAGTTAAAGTGAATGGTGGTTCTTCAACCACTATAACTATTAAGCAAGGGTCTGGATGAAAAAAACTATTATATTTTTAAGTTTATTTACAGCACTAGGGTCTGTTTATTATTTTCAACCAGTAGCCTACGAAATATTAAAATTAAAAACTTTTGATAGTTTTATACAAGAGAAACAAGAATCAGGCAATTTTGTAGTTTTAAATATTACAGAAGAGGATATAGCTAATGAAGGTGGTTATCCTTTATCAAGACAAACATTAGCTCAAATACACATCAATTTGTTAAGACAAGGAGCTATGGGTGTAGGTTGGGTTATGGCTTTTCCACAACCTGATAGGTTTGGTGGTGACTTTGAGTTTACTGAAGCCTTGCAGTTTTCTCCAAGTGTTTTGGCTATGTTTGAAGGAGAAGGTGAATATCCGCCTACATCTGGTACTGTTATTTTGGGACCAGAAGATACTGGTGGCATGATGGCAACAGGTGTAATACAAAATATAGACGTTTTAAAATACAATGCTAGTCAAGGTATAGCAGTTGCTCGGACAGATGCCGATAATTTAATCCGTAGACTACCTTTACTTATGCGTACTCCTGATGGTTGGGTATCTTCATACGGCACAGAAGTTCTCAAAGTTTTGGCTGGAGCAGATACCTACGTTATAAAAACCAATGATAATGGTGTAGAAGAAGTTAGAGTAAAAGGATTACCCCCGGTAAAAACAGACAGTCTAGGTCGTAAATGGATTTCTTGGGTCGTTCCACGTGAAACATCTTTAGCAGAGATGGATGTAGAAAATAGGTTTGTTTTTGTTGGATTTACTGCAAAAGGTATTATGCCCCAACTTGCCACACCAGTAGGTCTGTTAGAACCACATAAAATACAAGCAGCTCTAGCTGAATCTATACTTATACAAGATAGTCCTTATATACCTGACTATGCATTAGCTTTGGAATTGCTAATATTTTTGTTTTCATTAGTTTTCGTTTGGCTTGTATTAAATGTTTTTGGTATTACATGGGGGGTGTCATTCTTTGCTCTAGTGTTTGTATCTACAGCTTTTTATGGAGTTACCACGATACAAAAAGGTATTTTAGTAGATGTTACTTGGGCTTTAGTGTCACAATTTATTACAGCTACAGTAGCTTTCTATATACGTTTCAGAGAACAATATAAGTTAAGACAGCAAATAAAGAAGCAGTTTGAACATTATTTAGATCCACGACAGGTCAAAGCTTTGCAAAAAGATCCTGGATTGTTGAAGTTAGGCGGTGAGAAAAAAAGATGCACATTTTTATTTACTGACGTAAGAGGGTTTACTGCAATGAGCGAATACATGGATCCTGAGAATGTAACTGCAATTATGAATATGGCTTTGACTATACAATCTGATGCAGTTAAAAAACATGGAGGCATGGTGGATAAGTATATAGGCGATGCCATGATGGCTATATTTAATGCACCTATAGACTTAGATAATCATGAACGAGCAGCTGTTATGTGTGCTAAAGAAATACAAGATGCTTTTAATTCTTCTAGTATTGGCGTTGAAATAGGCGTAGGAATCAATACCGGGGAGGCTGTAATTGGAAACTGTGGGTCGTCTACTAGATTTGACTACACAGCTATCGGTTCTGCTGTAAACATTGCAGCAAGGTGCGAATCTAGTTGTAAGACTGTAGGCAAAAAT